TATCGTGTGGAGCGAAAATTGTATTTATTTCTTTAATTTGATTAGATGTAAGATGAGTTAAATCATCAAGCAATATATGGTATTCCGGATTATCCCTTAATTTTTTATCAAGTTTTTTCTGTTCTGATTTTCTTTTTTCTTTAAGCGCTTTTATATTGTCGCTTATTTGTTGTGGGTCACCAATATTTTCAAGTTGTTTATTTTCAAGGTTTACAATGGAAGAATTTATTGAATCTAAAGGTGCATTTAAAGAGTTTATTATTTTGTCTTGCATGCCCCATGCGGTTGCTACATCTTCGTTAAAAGGAACTCTATCAGACTCTATGACATTGTAATGCCTCATTGTATATTTTGCTTGAGTAACTGGAGATATATAATCAATAATGCTATTCCCAGCTTGCTTAAACTCATTAAACACATTCATCACTTCGTCACCATAGAAGTTCATGGCATTCTGCATTGAAGCATTAATTCCTTGCTCTCCTGATGAGAATCGACTAAATGCCTCTTTGTTCCATCCATCAACCGAATAATCTTGACCTTTTTTAATATTTTCTTCTAAAGCCTTAGTAGCCTGACTCTCAGTTGAGCCTTTTAAAGCGCCCATGCTTTCTTTATACGCATCTTTAAAAGTTTGTTTTGTAAGTCTAGCTCTATTATTAGCAACATCCATTCTAGTAACATATGTAATTGGTTGTGCTGAATCTTCTAAATTTTTAGTGATAAAATTATGTGGAGTCAACCTATTAACTAAACTGTTTATTGCTGGATTTGGATTAACTAATCCTCTGTACTGAGGTGATAACTTAAGTGTAGAGTTCATGATTCCAGCATTTAAAATTGTATCTCCCCTATTAATAGAGTTATCAGCAAACTCTTGATAACCTTTTCTTGCCATAGCATTCATTGCTGTAACCGACTCAGGAACTCTCTTTCCTAGACTGCCATCTTTATTTATTTCAACTTTAAAATTAACTCCATCCATAGCAGCATTGAAAACACCTTGAGAATTAGACATTGCTTTAATCTCAGGAGATGTTCTAAGCTCTACATCAGCACTTAATCTATCTGCTTTTTCAGCAGCTAATTTGAATGCTTCTGAAGATTTAACTGCATCAGAAGCTTTACCTGCAACCTCTGATACTTTATCTACTGCTTTAAATAAAGTACCTGTACCTTTTAGACCCCTAGCCTTTCCAATTACATCAGAAGCACTAAGGCCAGAAGAATGCAAAGTTGCAAAAGGTAAATCAAGTAGTGCAGCAAAAGCTGTATTAAACGCAACCTCTTTAAAATCCCGATAGTTTTTTGTTGTTTGTTTTGCAAGTTCGTATGTACCAAACTTTACTGAATTTAGTCCAACATTTGAAGCAATGTTTGCTAAGTAATTTGCTGAAACTCTTTGGTGTGAGAATAATGGTATGCCAGTAACTCTACCAACAGACCAAGCATCTAATGCAAATCCTAATCCACCACCTGTTAATTGCGCTGCCCAAGAAGCATTACTTGAATCCTCAGCATCTTTTGCATCATCCTGCGCCCAATCCCTCCTAAGCTCTTGCTCCCTTTTAGATTTGGCACTATAAATATAATCCATGTATCTATAAGGAATACCATCCATTGCCTCAGTAGTAACTGGGTTCCAATCATCAGGCTGCCCTTGAAGTTCTGGAAACCTATAGGAGTCAGTGGCTTCAATTAAATTTCTAGTAATACTTTTACCTAAAGAACCAATTCCTGACTCAGTAATCCCTAACCCTACACCTTTAAAAAAGCCAGTTTTTTCATGCTCAGGTTCAGGCATAACTTCATAAGATTTGCCTTTAAGAATGTTTAATTGATTGTGTACAGAAGAAGCGGTAAGTATAGCTAGGTTATCAGCACTAAAATCAGTTGAAACTTCGGATGCCGGAGTTAAAGGATGCTCTATCGGTTCTTGAGTAAATTGGTTTTGAGTTGTTTCATCTTGAATATTATTCTCAATAACACCTGACTGTTTGGCTTCATCTTTTTCTAACACAATAAAATCTCCTTAATTAATTTCTAAGTGCAATATCAATAAATTCCATCTCATTTAAAGCTTTAGATAAATCATTTTTATCTTTCCTTTTTTGAGTAATGAAATTTTCATTAATTCTATTATCATTAGAAATATAAATATATTTTCCATTTGCAGCTAAAGGTAATAGGTCAAATAGCAAATTAGACGCCTGATTGTTTTGTAAGGTTATCTCGTATTGATTACCGTTCTGAGTTACTCCACCTGCAGGAGTATCAATCCTTAGTTGGAAATTCTGAGTCGCTTTGTTTCTAAAGTGCTTTATTACTTTTGGTGGTATTGATTGAGAATCCTTATCAAACTCATAGTAATATGAGACATCACCTTTATCAAATTGCTTTTTCATAATAGAAAAAGATTGACTAATATCATTGCTAGCATCAGACCAGATAGCTCTTTGCCAGTCAGGACTGTTTTCGTATTTAGATGTTATTGGCATTAAAGATTGCTCTTTTCCACCGTTTATTGAAGTTGGCTGGTACTTGACTGCTAGAGCGTCACTAGTCAATTTATCAGCTACATCTATACTACCAGTTAAATTAAAATAGTTATGATGGAGTGTTAGCGCCTCTCTGCTCATTACATTTTGCTGGGTTAAAGGAGTGTTACCAATACCAAAAGGAAAATTAGTTAGACCAAACAAGTTTCTTGCTTTTTTAGCTTTGCTAGATGTATCAGAAAGATTATCGCTGCTGTATTCAGCATATTCTTCATTCCTTGATTTTAATAAATTAGAATCAAGATTTGTTGACTCAGTGGCCTTTTGGTAAGCTTCTTCTGCTGAAACACCACCAGTGTCATGAAACGAATCAAATAAACCAAGTTTTGCTTTGGCTTTCTCAGTAATATTCAGTAACTGACCTTTATTTTGAGATTGAAAAACTTTTAGAGTTGCAGATGCTGAGGCTGCTAAATCAGAATTGCCAGTTAGAATATCTCTATTTATTGAATCAACATATGACTTTATTGGTGTACCTGCTGTAATAGCTACTTCTGCTTTAGCGGTTGGTTCATCCATTGCAGGATTTTCTTTAAGCTTAGCATTGACTGCCTCATTAAATACTTCTGTAATAACATCCTTACTATAAGAACCTAATTTAGTTGTTTTGAAATCCCTAGAAGCTGCGATTAATTCTGAATCGTGTTTGTTCTTTTTGCTTGAAAACAAAAGTTTTGATTTAGCAAGCTTGTTGTAATTGGTTGGTGATAGCTCATGCTTTGCATTAGTCCAATCATCAGGGTAGTCAGTGCCTCCAGCAATCTTTAATGACATATCAGAATACAATTCACTTTGAGAATTAACTTTTAATTCCTGCGCAAATTTAATATGTTTAATCACATTTTCTTTTACTGATTGCTGCTCAGACTCATTCAGCCCTTCCATTTTAATGTCGTTTAAATTACTTTTAAGTTCAGCAAATCTATTTTCATTTATCATTTTGTTGGAATCTTTGTTAAGAATCCCTGACCAGTAAGTTATTTTTGCTTGTGATTTTAGAGACTCAAGTTGATCACCCCTAATTATAAAGCCCTCTTTATTTCTTTCATTATGTTCTATAAATTGTGAAACCAATGCTTTAGATGTTTTATCTTCACCAGAAAATGCTGATTCATAAATATTAACTAAGGCGGTCTTGTTATATGAATTAGCCTCATTAACAGTGTCTTGATGTTGCTGAGTGGCAAGTTTTACTTGAAGTTTTGCAGTGCTATTAATTAGACTTTCATTTAGCTGTAGTCTTAAATTGTTTTTAATATCATTTGGTGCATTCTTTAAAACATCTGAAATCATTTGTGAATTTCTTTCAGCGTAAGAATGAATATTATCTTGACTGATTCTGTTTAAAGATTGCATCTCAACTTGAGACTTTAGCAATGCTTTGTGACCCTCAAGGCCAAGTGTTGATTGAGCCGAGGCATTATATGATGCTTTATATGCATCTGCAGATTTTCCAAACCCAGCAAAAACATTTCCTTTGGGATTAAGGCCAGCTTCATAACCCATTTGCTTATTTAGTTCTAATGAAGATTGTTGAGCTATAGACGCGCCTAGCTCACCAAGTTGATTTGTTGAGCGTGCTATAGCTGAAAACTCACCAATAAAATCTCCAGATTGAACGCCGCCTTTTAGTTGCTCTGTTCTTTTTAATTCTTGAATTGGTTCTTGCGCCATCTTAAAAACCCCTTAAGTTGCTGTGCCAAAATTAAATGAAGTCTTCAAGCTATTCCCTAATTTTGTAGCACCATCAATATTTCCTTGGTTGGCTACAGTTTCAAAAGTCTTATTGAATAATTCTTTGTCTAAAGAAGATTTTTTCTCAATAGATTTTAGTTCTGACATTGTATGACCAGACCTTAAAGAAGTTTCATTCATTAGTAAGTTAAGCTTTCTGAGTCTCTCATCTTTATTAAATGACGACAAAGAGGCTTGGCTTAATGCAAATGCACTTCCTGAGCCACTACTAGTACCTCTAGCAGCTTGCGCAGCAATTTGACTACCTAAGTTCTTTCTAAGACTAATCATTGAATCAAGCGAACTCTCAGAGGCTTGTAATCGTATAGCTTCAAGATTTGTTTCAAACGCAGCTTCTTCTAACTGCCTCCCAATCTCAATCATTTTCTTTGATTCACGGTTTTGGAAGTAGTTAACTACAACTCCTGCAGCCTGAAAAGCCATCATAGCTCCGGATGTTGAACTCATAATTTACCCCTTAAGCATCTAGTGCATAAAAAACACCGAGCAATTTCATATCGAATGGCTCAGAATGGTTAATTGTAAAAGTTGGATTATGAAAATCATCCCAACCTTTCATAATATTCATTTTAAATGTGCCTTGAGCTGGAGTCGGAGCAGTTCCAAAATTAACTTCATCAAAGTTTTTAATTGCAATTGGTATGCCGTTGATTGTTCCGCCTACGGTATTATTAAACATAAATGTAACTGTGCGTATGTGTTTTGGTTGTGCTAAATTTGTTGTTTTTATATTTGAACCCAAACTTAAAGATAATGGCATAGGTTGAATTTCTACATTTATTGGGTATCCAACTTGAGCAGTTGAAACTGTAAATATTTCACCGTGTGCCTGAACAGATGCTTCATCTTGGCCTACCTCATCTGCAAAACCATATTCGTCTCCATGAATCTGAACATTTTGCCCGTTCATTCTTGCAACATTTGGAATTGATGAAACTGGAGCGCCTGAATATTTTTGCGAGCAATCCATATATAAATCAAAGTCTAGCTTTTCTATATAGAATTGATTACTTAAAGACCATCTTTGTACTTGAGAATTTGTACCAGATGACGTAAATTCAATTCTGTTGACATCTTCTTCCGCATCTGTTTTTGTTAGATAAACCCTATATGTATTTGCATCAATTCCAACAGCCCAATAGTTAGTTAGTAATTGAATTTGTGGTACAGATACCGGCAGTGTTCCAGTTGTTATAAATGTGCATAAAGTTGCTCCAGATACAGAGAAAATAGAACCAGTAGAAGTTAAAGAGTCAGATGTATAGCCAGTAATATTGTATGCTGCACCTATTCCTGCTTCGTTCCTTTCAACAACAAACCATAAGTTGCCATTTGAGTCAGAAGTTACCCAACGAAAATAAGAGCTTCCCCAACTTTGTTCTGTTACACACGGAGTCCACCCGGATATTTTTTCAGAAATTAATGTCTGATATACAGCTAGCGAACCATCAGCGTTAACAATAAACATATATCTACTACCAGCTTTTTGAATATCAATATAGCTTGCTTCATCGACTGGCGTTCTAATTACTTGCTCATTAGCTACAGAAACTAAACTTGATGTATATGAGTTATTAAGACCATCCCAGACCAAAGAATGCGCATCATTACCTGACATTATTAATATTTGATTGTCTATGTTTCGTGGCTGAACAGAATCAGCAGGAGTGGTATCTTGTACTGACAAAGAAAAGTTTGAGGGTGTAATTGCCTTATCAGAGTTTAGTGGAGTTGAATATACTCCTGAATTGGTGTGAATTGTTAAACTTCTATATGGAACAATAAAATTCACATAACTTACAGTGTCACTAGTTGGGAACCAAGAAATAGCTGAGTCATCATCAGATTCTAAATCATCAAAGTCTTCGAAGTCATTAATTGTTGAACCCCAAACACCATTAGTTAAGCTTTCTGTGTTAGCAAAAAACGACCTATTTTGATAAGAAGAACATTTTCTTGGCCATCCTCTTGCATCAGACCAAGCAGGTTCTCTAAGAAGCGATAAAATACCACTTATAGCAGCAGTGCTGTCAAAAGGTGTAAGGATATCTCCTCTAACAATCATTGTGTTTGTATAAGTGCGTATTCTCATTGAACCGCCACCACCATTAAATGTACCGTTAACATGAGCGGTTGTAAAAATAGCAGCGCTTGAAGACAATGTAATATCATTACCAGATGCTGCACCAGGGGTAAATGTTAATGAATCATAACCACCAGTAAAATCATAAGTTGGATATGTTCTAAAAGAAACATTGTTTATTGCAAATCCATCTAGAAAATCAGCAACGGCAGTTGTTCCAATTGTAGTTAGTGTATATTCGTTTGTATCATCCTTAGCATCTTCAGATGAAGAATATACTTTGAACTTATTTGTTGCTGTAGCCCTAGCAAAATATGTTTTTCCTGTGATTATTTGAGGTGATGTAGTTGGTGGTGCAGCCCAAGTAAATGTCAATGCGTAGATAGTTTCAGTTACTATCACCCCAGCAAATGTAAATTCGTTTGTTGCAACAGCAGATATTGCTCCTGTAATACCAATCGACCTAGTGATATCTTTTGGCGCACTAATTCCTGTTGTTATTCTAAATTTATTCTCTAATATTGTGTAATCTATATCGAGCAATTCTTCTGCGGTTATACCAGTACCAGTAATTGTTTTATTTATTGTTCCCTCAAGATAAACATCTAATCTATCAGGTGTCATTACAACTAAATATGTACACTCATTTAAATACTGAAAAGATTTAAAAAATATTTGATTCGCTGTAGTTGCGTTGACCAAAGTAGCTAGATACTCAGTTCCAAATCTTTTCCCAGCAGCACCTTGCGGGAAAGTAATTACATTCTTAGCGGTCTTCATGCCATTAAAATAGACTGCGGTAGATGTTCTAGCATACATCAGAGGTGATAATTCACCAGCAGTAAATATATCTTGCGACCATAGAGACTCAGGCATTATTTATCCTTATAAACTTATAGAAGTAAATTGAGATGCAGTTCTATTTGAAAGTACTGGGAAATCTACCTGACTTGAATTTGGCCTATTTTGAGCGTCACTTGCAGCAGCCATTGCTAAAGCTGAAACTCTTCTTTGCTCAAGTACACTAAAGTATTCAGGTTTTTGAGCGTTACTAAGAGCTAAGTAAGCAGCAATTTCATATACAAAATATGAAACAAAATAAGAAGGCAATAATGATGGGTCTGGTTGAAATACATATTCCATATAAAAAGGCGAAGTAGTATTAAAATTGGTATAAACCTTATTGCTTTGGAATATCTCCCATCCATAATTTTGAGGGTAAACCCTTATAGTCTTTAAATATCCAGCAGGAAGTAAATATACTGCAGAATATAAAGTTTCTTGCGGAGGAACTTCAAGTGTTTTTGATAACTGTTGAATCTGAACTGCAAAACGCCAGTTATTATTAGCTAGAACTGAGGGCAATAATAAATCATATGCCTGCTCAGCAGCATTAACTAGGTCATTAGCATTATTAAGAGTAGTAACAGGGGCGTTACCCAACAACGCCACTGCAGAAGATATTATTTTAACTTTAGTGGTAGCCATTAGGTTTCGCCTCTATTATTTATACTGTTGGTATTTCTTTATACCAAACATGTGCAACCATAGTTGAATCACCAGTGGTATAAGCACCTGTTATATTACTTAAATACAATCCTTTATTAACCGCAGTTGAGAAAGGTTGATCAACTACACCAGCATTCAAAGAAAATGCTTCGCTAACTGTTCCTTGAAAAGTGGCAGCAGCAAGAGTTGTTGAAGCTATAATACCTGCACCCAAAGTAGTTGAGTCATATTGAACGTGAGCTACACCACCAGCAGCATAAGCAGCAGAGTTATAGGTCATTAACAATTGAACTCTATCAAGTACTAATAATGTATCTGCTCCTTGAGCTGCAACTAATTGGATTGGTGTAACATACATACCATTAAATGCAGCAGCACTAATTGGAACAGCAACATATTTAAGTAATAGTTGGTCCATTTTAGCAGAAGTAATAGAATCATTAGCAACAGTAGAAACACTAGTAATATCAGTTGTTATTGTTCCAGCAGCCCTATCTATAGCAGCAACGCTTAATACTTGAAAAGTATCACTACCTTGACACATTAATACATCATCAACAGCTAAATCATATACTGCATCGGCAAAGTAATTTGCACCTGCAATAGTTGCTGAATTATCATCTGCAGAACGATATGTGAATATAGCTGGAGCATTGATTATTACTGAATCAACTGTTACACCACCTGTATTCATTGACTCTGTGCTTCTTGCCCAGTTTACTAAGTTAAAAGACATTTTTATTCCCCTTAAGCTGATTCATCGCAGTTGATTTGTAAAAGACCTTCGCTATCAATAGTTGAAGCGCCAGCAGAGAAAATACCATTTACTAACCAAGTTGTTTCTTTTGGTAGATAGTTAATTTCAGTTCTCATATCAGCATTGAATGCGATACCTAATGCGTCTCTGTGATAAGCAAAAGCATTTCTAATGTTACCAGCTTTAGGCAAACCGCCCTCAGTCATATTAGGGATTTTAATAAGATTAAAACCTAAATACTCTAATGCGAATGCTTTATCTAAAACACGATTATTTGTGTAATTAAGATTTGTAAATTCTTGAGCAGCAAGTAAAGAGCGAAAATTAGCGGCACTCATAAGTACAATTCTGTCTTCTTCTGGTACTGAATCATCATCAAAGTACTCTTGCATTTGAGTATACTTAGCAAACGTAAAGTTAGTACCACCATCAACAATAGTATTGCCAGCATTACCAACCATAGCATCTATTAATATTTGGTCAGTACGTCTACCCATAGCAGCAGCTACTAGACTAGCACTTTCCATTTTGCTGTCAAAGTTAACTGTTAGCTCTTGAATTGTATCAACACCAATTGCAGCAGTATGTTTTTGAAGTACTGTATTTACCTTGGTATATCCAGGGTCTTGAACTGAAACAGCAACAGAATATCCTGTTGGTTGTGATATAACTTCGCCAGTTTTTCTCCAGTCTACAGAGTTACCAACTACATTATGTTTTACTCTAGTTGTTCCACGTAATTTGTTACCTTTTGATGCATATGCTGCTTTTACATATGTATCATATTCAATTTGTTGTACTGCTGTAAGTGAACCACTCATATCAAACCCCTTAAATTATAATATATTTATTTTTTAGGGCTTGTAAGATAATTGAGTTTACCCAGTACGGACTCGGAAACAAGTTATCCCTGATACAAACTCAACAGTATTGTTGAGCTTAATACCTTAAGTTTATATTAAAAGCCGTTTTTGTCAATGAATCCTGACTGTTTTGATATTTTTTCTATTCGTGATGCGATTTCTCTTCTGTATTTAGTATCGGTTTTGTATTTATCAAAATTTGCATTCATTTCACTTTGTATATCTTCCATTGAATCAGCATTTGATTGACTTGAATCGTTGCTGCTTGGAATCATTGTGTTATCACCTATCATAAGATTTCTAATCTCCTCGATTGCCATTACAGATTGCGCTGTATTTAAGTTGCCAGTTAATGCATAAAAAGAATCTTCACTTAAATTTGATTTAGCCCAGTTATTTATAAGCTCCAATCTTTCTTCTGCATTTTCACCAAGGGCAGCCTTTTCTTGTTCTGCATTAACACTAAACTCATTTAAATATTCTGCAGTTGAGCCAAGCATCACATCAAAAACATCTTGTGAAACATGTTTTGATTTTGCGAACTCCGTCATTTTTTTCATAGCTGGGTGGTCAGACTCAAGCCAGTCACCAGCTTTTTCAAAGCTATATTCTTTCGGAGATGAGCCTAATACTTTCTCTAATTCGTTATAGCTTTTAATACCATCAGCAACGGTTTTAAACTTTTCAGGAAGCCATTCTGGTCTATCACCAGCGCCTGCTGTGTTTTCATCCCACATCCAACTTGGTGCTTCTACAACAGGAACATCAACTGTATCATTGTCATTTGCTGTATTTTCAGTATCTACCATTATTTGGCCTCTGCATCTATTCTTTGTTTATGCGATTTTATATTTTGATGAATCATTCTAAACGCCTGTTTGAATCCCTCGAAATATGTAACCGCCGTATTATAGTTCGGAGATGCTATTGAACACAACTCGGGCATTAAGAACATTTCATCAGCATACTTTAAAAACTCAGCTCCATGAACCGTTTCTACAAAAGTCATATAGCATAACTTATCTAACTTTACTGCCTCTGGGTTCTTTGAATTTTCTTTTATCGATGCATTATATCCTTCAAAATAATTTTCAGGATTTATATATTTATTTTTGCTCATATTTGTTGCTCTTCCTCATCTTGTTCTGGGTTCATTTGCTTTTCGTTCATTTTCTTCTGCATTACCTCTGCAACCTTATCAGGGTCGTTTAAGAATCTCTGGTCTACCTGTAGTTTTTCAGCAATTAATGTCGGAGTAGTCATTGGGTTAATGAAAACTTGCGACATTTCAGGACCAAACAATCCTTGAAGTAATTGAGCTAACTGGGTAAGTGACTCAATATCTTGCTGTCCTTTAGCCATTGCTAGCGGAGACTTATACTTAAACTGTATGTCATTGCCGTTTGATTGAGGTATTGGAAGTAGCCCCATCTTATCCAAGATATAACTACATCTTCTAACGACAGGCTCTAAGAACTCATGCTGCAACCTTGAGAATAATGGACCAATTTTTCTTGCTAGCTCTTGCTGCTTAATGCTTAACTCAAAAGCAGTTTGAGGTTGCTTACTATCAGACTGAGTTGGGGAATTTGCAAATAGTAGTGTAGAAATCTGATTCCTTAAGTCAGCTATTGTAAGTTGAGCAAACTGAGGATTTCCAGAGTCTGGCAGCGGTGTAAGAGGGAATTGACCGCTAGACCCTACAGGAGCAATAGGGATAATTTCAAAAGGCTCAAGTTTAAATGTATGAGGATTAAAAACACCATCACTAAACGCCATATATGGTTTAAATGTATTTAAATTTGCACTCGCTAATTCAATTCTTGCCATCTCTTGAAGTGAAATAATACTAGGCAATGCATCCATTACAGGACCACGACCCCAAGTTTCATTATTTGTTTTTTGGAATCTCCATACTATACCTGGATTTGATTCTAATGGTTCAGCAAATAACATATGCTCATCAGTCCAAGCAGCGTACATGTAAGGCTTTGGTTTGTTAGGAAAGTATGCAACACCCTCGTATATTTTAGACTCTGTAGCTAGTTGGTTATCGCTTAGCCTTTGCATCATATCAATGCTTAGGGTTGCCTTTTTCCATCTAGTGTTAATCTCAGAAATTCTTGTTTCTTCCCAAGTCCTGTACCAAGACTCTATTTTTCCATCTAAACCCTCTTCTATACAAAGTTTGTCAATTGGTGTGGATGTGAATAATAAAGGGTTTTTGTCGGTGTGCTGGTTAATTACAATAGCACTTGTACCAATCGCTAAATCAAAATAACATTCGTTAATCGACACATCGAAATTTGATGAGTGTATGTATTTAAAAAGCTTACGCATATAAGTATCTAAATCAGATTGAGCTTGACTTAAATCTTCATCTTCGATTTCACTTAGCTCTTTATCAGCTTCCAGAAAACCCCATTGAGTTTGAGGTGGTGTCATTGACTCATGCATTCTAGATACAAAAGTCTTTGTTGATTCTACTGCGGTAGTATCGTACAACCTAGTATTTTTTTGCTCTCCCTGCTCATCCTTAGCCTGATAAAAGTTATTCCTAAATGGAACAGCATAATGAAAGCAAGCCTCAAGTATTGATGACCATTGGTCAGCCTTGGTTCTTGCTCTACCATAGCGCTTTTTTAATTCTGAATGTAATGATATTGACATTTTTGTCCTTATCCTAATTTATCACTAACTTCGTTTGTTGGAGCATCTAAAAATCCCGGAGCGCGAAACCCACGCCTTAAACTTCTTATTTGCTTAGCCTCAATCTTCTTCTTTTCAACGTCTTTTTGTTTTGTAATTTCTGCTTCTTCATCAAGCAATGACTGCTTTGTTCTGTCAAATTCAGCCTGTTGTCTTGCAGCTTGTGCAGCAGCTTCCCGTCTCGCATTCTTACCTGTAACACTACCAATTGCTTTTGATATTAAACTCATGTCGTCCTCACAATTTAATGTTTATATAGATTACTTTCTCTTGAAATTCTTCTTTCAATATTACCCTGTCAACAAACATTATGCGATAAGGTATGTTAATTAGCTTTCGTAGCGCTTTCAATTGGAACGATATTGCTGCCATCTAATCCCCCCATTAATTGTATTTCTTTCTTCATTTTTTCAATTTCATCTTGAATCTTGTATGACTCGTGCGCCCTGATACCAACGTTTATCGCTTCCATCATTTGCTTAAACTCAGAACTTGTAAATGTTCCCTCGTTAGCAAGCTTACAAAGTTGCTGGTATTGCTCGTAAGGATTAGCATCCGCAACAACACCCATTCTTATTTTAGGGTTTCTTCCTAAGCCGTAACGCTCAAGCCCGATAAGCTTCCAGTAATCAAAGTTAAATTCATCATTATCTTTACCTTTCAACCCCTCAAGTCGCCATTTCTCTTTACCCATATTATACGCAAGCCTATAACACTCGTGAAACAAAGGAAATTTCTGGCCCCAAAAGTAAAACGTTGAGTCGCTGACTAAAGCCTCTGAACAAAAAGTGCTTACAGTTCCTCCGCCTCCTATGGTTCTTAAAACCATAATGCAATGTGTATCTTCGACATACTCGGACTTTCGCCCGTATTTAATCTTTCTATCTTTTACAGTTTTAAATATAGCTTTAGCTGTTTTTTTTGCCATGAATGCCTCTATTTCGTATAATATACACTAATATTATAGCTAAAAATGTGAGCAAAACAATAATGATAGATATAGAACAGTTAAAAGAGTATATAATTGCACCCGCACTTTCATCATTACAAGCTTATTCAGATGACGCTGTTGAGTTAATGTTATTTACATGCGCAGTAGAATCAGATGGCGGTAAGTACATACACCAAATCAAGGGGCCAGCACTTGGCATATACCAAATGGAACCTGAAACATATACAGATTTATGGATAAACTATGTTAGGCATAGCAATCGAATACAGCAATTATTAGCAGTAAACTTTGATGCGCCTATAATGCAGCTAGCCGATAGACTTATATATGACCTTAAGTTTGCTACAGTATTTGCGAGGCTTCAATATATGAGAAATCCAGAGACTTTACCAGATAGGCATAAACCAAATGATATATTTGAGTATTATAAGAAGTACTACAATACAGCCTCTGGAAAAGCCACTAAAGCAGCCTCAATTAAGAAATACAAAGCGTATGTAGATGGTTAGTCTCTAAACTCGAACGCCTCTGAAACGTTTACTTCATGAAAACATCTCAAGCATAAAAGCATACTTACCGACTTGCTCTTGGCAGATAAACGCCAAGATGCAGGGATGAAATTATGCTCCTGACCATGCTTACACGCGTAAGCTTTTTCTCTCCACTTAGCCTTATGCTCTTTATTATCAGGCTTTTCTTTGTCATGCCTTAGAACTTCGTGCGGTATTATATTCATATCTTCCCCATTAAAGGTGCTTGGGATAATACCTCCCCTGTGATAGCGAAATCCCACCCCAAGCGTTAAGCCCTCCGAGAATACCAAAGAACCTACAACGAGGCCACCAAAATGTATGATAAGAAGCCACTGCATAACTGGTGTA